GGAGAATCCCGCGCTGACCAAGCCGGGCAACGCAAGCGCGGGCGCTGTCTAGAATTCCAACGCTAGCTGCGGCGACGCGGTGAGGCGGCGACGGTATGGCGTCGTGGAAAATGCTGGGCTGCCATGCTCGCCCAGCGCTTTTTGAGCAACGGCCCTGAGGAGGGGTGAGTCAATGAATGTCGAAACCACTGGCGTAACCGGCAATCCGCAACGCCGGAGCTACGTTGCCGCAGCCGCAGGGATGACCCGAGGCTTGGCGCTCGTACAGGGCGCGAACGATGCCACCCTGGCAATCGCCAGCGTCGCCAACGCGGCCGCCTTTGCGATTCTTGAAGAGTCCACCGTCTACGCTGGCGACTCCCTCTCGGCCATCTACGAGGGCGAGGCAGTTGCCATCATCGGTGCGGCGGTCCAGGCTGGACAGAATCTGATCACCAACGCCGCCGGGCAGCTTGTTCCCGCAACCGGTGCGACCAACCAGAACATCGTGGCGCGCGCAGTCTCCAGCGGCAGCAACGCCGGCGATTATATCGTCGTGTTCGTCACGCCGGATACCGGCCCCACCCAGGACGCCGTCACGCACTACACCGTCGCTGGAGCAATCCCGGTGACTCCAGGAACGTCCGGCATCGGATCCGCTGCAGCCTTGGCCATGACGCTGGTGCAGCCCACGGCCAACCAGGATGGAACACGCGTCTTTATCACGGCCGAGACGGCGCACGCGCACACCATCACCACAGCAGCCAACGGGATCAACGGGGCCAAACATGTGGTCACGTTTGCTGCACAGGGCGATGGCGTCGAGCTTGAGGCCATGGCCACCGTGTGGAACGTGCGGTCGCTGGTCGGCACGGCCGCTCTCAGCTAAACCGATTGAAGTCCGGGCCGCATACGCCTCTAAGGCCGCGGCCCGGTTGGATTCTCCCTCCGCGAGTGCGGAAGAAAGCGAGTCAAACAAATGGGCAGTTTCGCACCAAGTCTTCCGGCGGGAACTCTCAACGTAGCTCTTTCCAACTACGCCAAGAGTTTTCGCAATAATGCGTTCGTGGGGGATCTGATCGCTCCGCGCGTGCCTGTCGGCCGCCAGAGCTTCCAGTACACCGTCTTCGATCGCTCGAATCAGCGGCTCGACCGCCAAACCTTGCGCGCCCCCGGCACCACGCCGCAGACGGACCGGATGAACTATTCCGAGTATCCGTACTTCTGCAAGAGCCGCGCCCTGCGCGCCATCGTACCCTACGAACAGGAGCAGTACGCCCTTGGCCTGGGCTTCAGTGAAAAGCAGGCGGCCACCCGCCGGCTGATCGACAAGATCTCGCTCGACCGCGAGAACTACATTGCGCAGCTCGTCACCACCCTGGCCAACGTCACCAACAATCAGACCATCTCCGGCACCTCGATGTGGGACAACTACACCGGCGCTTCGCATCCCGTTCCTGTGGTCGAGGCCGCCAAGGCTCTGGTCCGGCAATCGGGTGTCGAGGCAACGCACCTGATCCTCAGCGATCCCGTGGTGACCTCTCTCTGCAACCATCCGGACATCATCGAGCGCTTCAAGTACACCGCCGGTGGCGCCATCACCATAGAGCAGCTCACCCAGGTTTTCGGCGTGCAGTGCGTGCGTGCGGCGGCCGTCTCCCTGGACAAGGGCAACAACGCCTCCTACGTCTGGGGTGTCAATGCGCTGTTGGTCTCGGTGCAGCAGGCGTCGAGCATGGACGATCTGAGCGCCCTCAAGACGTTCTCCTGGTCCGCGGCTCCCATGACTGTGGACGGCTATGGCGTGCTGGAATTCCCGCTTCCCGATCTGGACGCCAAGGGCGATGTGGTCTCGGTGGACTGGTACTGGGACACACGCATCACCGCCCAGGAAACCATCTACCTCTTCTCCGGCTGCGTTGCCGCTCCCACCATGGGCGCCGTCGCCGCTCCGGTCGCCGGCTAAACGGCCGCAATCGGTAACCGTTAATTGAGCCGAGCGCGGATCTGAACGGTCCGCGCTCGTTTTCCAAAGAAAGGCAAACTCCGATGGCCCGAGCCAAGAACCAACCCGAATCCGCCGAGGTCGAGATCCCCAAAGGGAATAAGACCCACGTCGTCATCCATCCGATCCGCCATGATGGCAAATACTACCCGCGCAACTCGCTGATCACCTTGACTGGCGAAGACGCCACCAGGCTGGAAGAGCTTGGCGCGGCCAAGCCGATCGCCACCCCCACCGCCAAACCCACTGAAGTCGAACCCGCCGTCGAAGGGTAACCGTTGGCCTACGCTGTCCAATCCGACCTTGTGCCGCTCCGCCTGACCCAGGCGGAGCTGGTGGGGCTCACCTGCGACGACGCCACGAACACGGTGAACGCCCCCATGGTGAGCGCCGCGCTCGAAGAGGCGTCGGGCATCGTGGACAGCTACTGCCGGCAGCGCTACCAGACTCCCCTGCAGGCTGGCGACGATGTTAAGGGCAAGACGCTGGATATCGCGGTCTGGCTACTCTTCCGTCGCCGCCGCAACGCCAAGAACGGCGAAATCATCCGCCAAGCCTACGAGGATGCGATCGCTTTTCTTGGCCAGGTCTCCACGGGCAAGGCCACGCTCGACCAGCCTGTGGGTAGCACTCCGCAGACGGCCGACTCCAGCGTGCAGAAGAGCACCAAGCGTTTGATCTTTGGCGAGCATGACCTGGAAGGGTTCGTTTAATGGCCGCCGTAGTCATCAAATCCGATGCGTCCAACGTGACGGTCTCGCTGCGCCAGTTCGCTCTTTCGCTGGGTGCGAAGGAGCAACTGCTCCGCATCATCGGGCTTGGCCAGCTCAAGAGCGTGCGGCTGACATTCCGCGAATCCGGATCTCCGGCCGGCTCCTGGGCGCCGCTGAGCGATGCGTCGCGGAGCTGGCGGAAGTACTCCTCCGGCCACAAGCTGTTGATCGATACCGGGAGGCTGCTCAACTCGATCACCTTCGCTGCCCAGGGCAACTCTGTAGTGATCGGCACCGGCCTCAACTATGCCTGGGTTCACCAGGAAGGGTTCGACGGCAGCCAGAAGGTGAAGCCTTACAGCTACACGCGGCGGCAGCGCAGCCGTGACACCTTTCAGAAGCAGCAGATCACCAACAAGCTGGGCCGCAAGCAGACGGTGCGGCGCAAGACTTCCAGCGGCATCGGCGTGGTCAACGTGCGGGGGTTCTCCCGGCACATCCACATCCCGGCAAGGCCCTACCTGGTCTTCCGGCCGGAAGATCCCGCGCGGATCCAGCAAGAAACCGAACTCTACGTGGCCCAGGCTGCTAAACAGTCCGGATTGGAGATCCGCTGATGCCGGCCTCGATGGTATTGCCGGGAGACGTGGAGCAGACGTTGCTGGCCGTGTTCACCGCTGGACTGATAGGTATCTATGTCGGTGCGATCGGCGACAACGACATCAACGACGACGACCAGCTCGTGCTCCAGATGCCCTGCGCGCGCCAGCGCTACGTCAGCACCGAATACAGAAACCAGGGTGACAATCAATGGCTCACCTACGATGTGAGCCACATCTTCGAGATCTGGTGTGCGGCTGAGAACCTGACCAGCAAGGAAGCCCAGCGCACGGCCACACTGGCCGTCGTGGCCTTGGTGCTGCCGCTGGTGGCCGGCGCGCGCTTGACACTGCCGGATGGGTCGGTCACTGAGCCGGTGGCTCTCAAGGGTATCGGCAAACTGCCGGATGACATCGTGGGGCAGATCTACATCTGCACCGTCGAGGTCTGCGCCATTGCCCAGTTCCCCGGCACACTGGCTGCCGGCACACCGACGCCAGGAAGTGAGGACAACTGATGAGCAAAGCACGCCCCGATTTCATCACAATTCAGCTCAGCGAGGCTGGCCGGCGCATGGCCGGCGAAGCGGGAACTGTGGGCTGGGCCAACGGACGTCGGCACTTCCACTTCAAGGCCGGCGAGGCGCAGGAAATTGAACGCAGCTACGAATGGAACCATCTGCTGCGCCACGAGCGGTTCGAAGGTGAAGCGATTCTCGAAGAAGTTCTCGAGGATGTTGAGGCCACGGCCAACGCTGTGAGCGAAGATGTACAGCCGCGCGGCGGATCGCGCCAGCGCGGCGTGAAGGATGGTGAGTGATGGCTGGACCGTATAATTTTGAATTTCAGAAGATCACAGCCCGAAACCTGGTGCTGAGCCCGAACAAACAGGCAGTCTACAACACACCGACCGTGACCGCCAGCATGACGCGCCGCCAGAAGTTCGACGGATCGGCAGTGGGCGAGCTGAAGCAGACGCGCTACAGCGACAAGGCGCTCGCCGGCAAGGGCACCGAGTTCGCCACCCAAGGTCTGATCACGGGCTGGGACTCGGCATTCAACTTCAAAGCCGACGCCGACGATTGGCTGATAGGCTGGGCCTTGGCCTTTGCCATGGGCAAGGACATCCTCACCGGACCCGGGCCGTACGTCCATGCCATCAGCTTCGACGAGACCACGGTGCAGGCTCCGGCCGCGAGCATCTACCTGCAGGACACCGCCGCCGTCTTCTGGACCCTGGTGGACATGGGCCTTGCCGATCTGACCATTACCTTCCCGGCGCGCGGCCCCATCCAACTCGAAATGAACTTTCTGGGCACTGGCGTCTGGGTGGACGGCGCGATTGGCGCGCTGCCGGTGCTGCCCGCCTCTTACGCTTACATGCTGGGTTCCGATGTGGTTTTCTCAGTGGGCGCGCACGGCGCAGTCGTCTCCAAGATCGGCCGCTTCATGTCGGGCACCGTCAAGATTTCGACCGGCGTCAAGAATCACACTGCGCCAGGTCTGGGGCTGTTTGGAGCTTACCCTATGACGGGCTTGCGCAAGGTGAGTTTCAGCGCCACCATCGCGGCCAGCAGCGCCGAGGATATTCGGCCCATCTTCAATACCAACGAGCTGCAGGAAGTGAATTTCACGGGCACCAGCGGTACCTCGATCGTGAACCTGGACTTCCCTTACTGCAACCTGAAGACCACCAAGCTCGGCGCGAGCGGCAATAACGTCGTCTGGCAGATCGAAGGCGACGAGACCACCATCTTCAATCAGGGCGGCAGCGGCGTGCTGACCGCCGCAGTCACCAACAACCAGGCTACGGCCTACCTGATCGGCGCCTGAAGAGTTTTCTCCTCCGGAGCGCCATTCAAGCGAGGCGCTCCGGGCTTTTTCCATCGGGCGGTACCGGCTGCTTCCTACGGCGGCCGTTTCGAGGCAACGCACGGCTACGCGGGCCTCGGGCAGGACAGGGTCCTCCACCCTGGGAACATCACAAAATCCCAAACACAAAGGAAGGACCCCTATGTCCACGACAGACTTTATCGATCTCGCACAGCCTCGGATCATCGTGATCCGGCAGGGCGAGAGAACCTACAGCTTCACCGTGAAGCCCATCACCGAGGCGCGGTGGTTCAAGTATTTCGACGGCATCGTCTCGACGGCCGAGCGCGATGGAAAGCAGGTGATTCAGCGCGTCGACGCCGAATCAGCAGGTTTGGAACTGGCCGACGCCGTCATTGTGGAGGGCGAGAGCAAGAGCCTGGCCCACCGCCTGGCCATCGCCAATGTGCTCAGCTCCGCTTACGCGGTCGCCGAAGACATTCCCGAGGCGAACGGAGCGGGCCGCGAGGTTGTACGGCTTCACGCTGTGTGGAGTGCCGGAGACGGTAGCGCGATGCGGCGCTATAAGAACCTGGTGCATTGGTTCGACTCGCCCACGGCTGAACAGTTCCGGCGCTACAGGCGCGACGACACCCGAGCGCAGATCGTGACTGGATCGCGGAAGGGAACCACCATCTACCACGGGGCGCAGCGCACCTTGGCCGCGCTCTATGACGAACTGATTGTGAGCGTGGCAGGCTATGCGGAGAACGGCGTGGCCCTGGAAGGCCGGGACACGATTGCGCGCACCATGGACACCTATCACAAGGTGGCTGCTGCCGCGCAGTTATTTGCCCCGGCTGCGGTCGAAATCGAAGACGAAATCAACGAGGACGATAAGTAGATGTCGATTGACGTGACACGCGACGCGGAAGGGCTACGGCAGGCGATCACAGAATTGCTGGAGCAGGGCTTTGCCCAGGGCCGCGTCGCGCGGTCGCTCGACGACAGCGACGACGACGGCCGCGAGCGCATCTTCGGCTCGCTGCCGCCGCTCACGCTTTCGCCCGGCTACTACAAACGGGCCGAGTACCTGCTGTGGCTGGAGAAGTGCAAGAAATCAGGGCTCGCCTCGGGCGATTTCAGCCTGGCGGAGGCCGATGGATTGATGGCAGTGGCCGAAGCGCGCGCAGAGTTTGAACGGAACCATCCACCCTGCGGCGTGTGCGGCGCGCTCCAGGACTCGCCCTTCGCCACGAGCTGCCACAAGTGCGGCACAGAGTTTGCGCGGAGGTCTGCGTAGATGGCCGGCCAGGTTGTTCAGATCACGATCAACGTCACCGACGGCAACGCCGCCGAGGCGGTTCAGCAGGTTGTCGCGCAGCTCAACGCCATCGGTCCGGCCGGGGAAGGCGCGGGCGCGGCTGCCGGCGCCGGACTCGACAAGGTGGGTGAACACGCGTTGAGTGCGCGCGAAAATGTCCGGCTGTTGAACGACGACCTGGGCTTGCGCATCCCGCGTGCCATGCAGGCGGTGATCGGCCAGAGCCAACTCTTGTCCGGGGCTATTGGCATGATCGGACCGGGACTGATTGCCATGGGCGCGGTCGATATTCTCACGGGCGTGGGTGAAAAGGTCATGCAGGCTTACGACAAGTGGGTTCTGATGACAGGCGAAATCGCTGCCGCTAGCGATGCAGTGAAATTGTTCGGGGAGATGTCGTCGCAAGCTCTTGACCAGCAGCGCACAGCCCAGGAACATTACATTCAGGTCACTCAAGGGTCCAAGGCCGCCGATCAGTTTAAGGCAAACAACGTCATGAACGACGCGGTGGACCTGTCTGGGATCTTCAACGATGAAAAGTGGAAGAAGGCTCCGGACGAGATCAAGTCCGGATTCCAGCAGATCGCAGGCACTTCGATCGCACCATCGGACCTCGACACGGTCATCGGGCGCCTGCAGAAGTACGAGGACAAGCAAAAGGAAATCCTCGCAACGGCCCTGATGATTCAATCCAACTCGGGCGGCCTGTTCCAGGTGTCGGGCTCGGACCTGCTAAAGGATCAACAGAGAGTGGATCTTGGCTCGTCCATGATCAAAGGCTTGACAGATAAGCGGGATGCCATCGTTGCAACACTGAACAGCATTTACGCAGACGCCGACAAAGCGAAGCCTGGAACGTCAGAAGATCAAGAGGCAGCAGCCAAGGCAAAAGAGAAGCAGTCAGAGATCCTGCAGTTGCATAATTCCGCGCGGAACTCCGAGTTGCAAGGAATTGCGCTCCTGGAGGCACAACGGGAGGAAGCACTCGATTCGTTCAAAACCAAGTATGGAACCTCCCGTGCCGCGATCGACGCGATCGACGTGGAGTACAACAACAAGGAAATTGCGCTTTGGAACCAGCAATGGGAAGAGGCTGATAAGGCGATGCGAACCGCCCAACAGGCTGGCCTCACTGGCGTGGCCAAAATACAGGCAGATCGCGCAAACAGCTTGTCCGATATAGATCAGAAGCAAAAGGGAGGTTTTGATCTGGACGCGGCCGCCGAGCTGCGCAAAGCGGCCAATCTGAAGGCAGATAACGATATTCTCGCCGCTCAAAAGCAGTTCGGAGAAGAGTTGGATCAGATCGGAATGCACTCTGACGATGCCCAAATTTCGGGATACGCGCGCATCGCGGACGAGGCCGAAAAGGCCACGAAGAAGATAGAGGAGGACTGGCAGAAGTACTCCGGCCAGTTGCCCGCCGATTCTCAGTTGGCCGTAGACGCCCAGCTCCGCGCATCCTCAACAATTCTCGACATCAATGGAAATATGCTGCGCGAGATGGAGCAGCTCCACCAAAAATCGATGGATCAAATTGCCAAGGAAGAAGAACAGACGGCGCGGTTGTCGCTGGCTCCCTGGCAACAGACGGCGCTGAAGATCCAGGACGAGTGGCAGGATAAGGTGCGGGCGATCAATGAGGATGAAGACCGGCAGCTCGCGCACGTCAAACAGAATTCTGAGGCCGCAGTCATGGTCGAACAGGAAGGAAACGAGAAGAGAACCGCTGCCTATCAACTGATGAATGCGCAGATGCAACAGGCCGACGAGGAGACGCGCGACAAGCTCGCCTCTGGTCTGCAAAGTCTGTTCAGCAATCCGGCACAGTTCTTTGAGAAGCGCGCCATGGACACGGCCTTCCAGATGATGGCCAACGAGATGCTCAGCGTGTTCAAGGGCAGCGGCCCCACCGGCGGCATGCTGCAGTATCTCTTCGGTATGGGACCGCAGATGAGCACCAGCACCAACCCTCTGACCGATATAGAGTCTGCGCT